GGCTGATGATGAAAAATAAACAAGATAGGGTTGTTTAGTTCTCATTGCCCAAGATGCAAACTCAGCATCAATGGCTAGATCAACCGCTAAGGCTAACGGTTCATTTTCTATAAGCATCCGGCCACCGACTACTGCGGCCAAATGAATTACAAGATCATATTGCTTCTTTTCTAATGCAAAAAATTTACGGCAATCAACACCTTGTTTAAGATCAACTAAGGTTAAATTGGCATTAGGTAATGCACGCCTGAAGGCTCTACCCACAAAGCCATGTGATCCGGTAATCAATATGTTCATCTTAATTTTTCTACTAGATCAGCATATTCCTGTGATCTAACATATTTTTGCAATGTTAATAAATCTTGTTCATACCATAAAGGTTGATTAACTCTTTCATACCCTTCATCTACTTCTGCCTTACCTGCCGCCGGGTGTAGATGCTCAATAATTACATCAGGTAAATACTTTAAACATTTTAAATCAATACCCAATTGTTTAACAAAATTATCAAAAAATAAGTGTATGCATCCTGGGAATGTCATACCCCGAAGTTCATCAACTACTTCACGCGTAGTTGCATAGGCTGTTGGTAAGTTTTCGCCTTGCAATAGATCATCACCATAGGCAATACCAGCGTTGTATTTTAACGCTTGAATAAAGGCTTTATCCCAGCCCTGGGTTCTAGGAAGGTGATCATCACCCATGAAAACAAAATAATCATATAAAGGATACTTAGTAATATCCAAAAGAAGAACCGCACCGGTATTAAGAGATTTAGCACAACCACCTGTTTTATTATCTGCCGGTAGTTTTTTATAGTTTTCACTTTTAGCGTACTCATTCCATTTAGGATCATCATTATCTATAACAATGTATAGGTCGGCTTCTGCACCGGTATCCTTAAACGCCTGGGCTAACCTTTCGGCATTTTCAGGCCTACCCCTACTGGGTACAACCACGCACATCTTCATGGCCATAGCGTAGGGGATACGGCTGACTTACTTCTTAGATATGAGAATTTGGTACAGCGTGTCTAACTTTTCTTCTATGCGTGCAACACGGCCTTCTAAGTTATGGCCACCGTTGCCATCAGGTTTTAACTCACTTAAATAATGCTTAACTAACCAACGCACAGAAGCAATAAATGATGCAATTATTGTAACAAGAGATACAACTAATGCCATCTGCTCGTTTGCGTTCATTAACTGTTAATCCCGAATTTATCATCCGCAGGATCAAGATAGCGAATTAAAGGTGCGACTAAAGCACCGGCCAAAATTGCATATTCAGGTTTAACATCTGCAACCAAAGCCAACAAAGTTGTAACTGTTGCCGCCGCAATACTTCTTAGATATGACTTGATCACTTCTTTTTGTTTTGTTGTAATTTTCATTTTAATCCTAACTCTTTGATTTTTTGTTCAACTTCATATTGGCTTAATGCTATTTCAAAATGCATATCGTCTTTACGCTTCTTGTAATTACCACCCCAATTTAAACCATATTTAGTTATCAGTAAGTTAATTGTATTACGCTGATCTTTATTAAATGTATTTGACTTGCCCAAAGGATGCTTAATTGCATTTAAGTCTATGGCAGTACCGGATGCGTGATTGCTGAGTACCCGATCAGATGATCTAGTCATCCTAAAAGCGTATCCCCAATCATCTAGTTGGCCTTTATCTATTGGCTCAACTGATTCATGAAATTCTTTACAAAAGTTTATTAACAAAAGCGCAACGGCTTTTGAACAGGCAATTTTAGTTTTAGTACCAGGTATAACAAAAGATTGAATACCTATGGCTTGCCGATCCTCACTAGCCGGCCATCCATTTGGGCTAGTGAGTTCTCTAATTATGGCCACAATTTAAATGTATCATTACCTAAGATTGTGCTAAGCGGTGGGTCTTACTAAAAGTTGTGGTGCTGGCACTAATGCCTCAATCTCTGCTTCAGTTAATCCCAATTTTTTATAGGCGGAAATCTTAGTTTGGCGTAATGCTTCTGCCTCAGATTTTGCTTGCTCTTTTGCCAATCTAGCATCAGCCCATTGAGCAATAGTTGTTTCATAATCATCGGCAGATAATTGCGTATAACCTGAATCATCATCTCCAATTTGTAATGTTGGATTCTCCGCTTTGATAATTTCAATTATTTCTTGTTTTGTTGTCATTATGCTGTCGCCAATCCATAAACGGCTACTGTGCCAGTTATATTTGAACTTGCAGATTTGAATAAAAACCCAGTATAGGTTCGGGCTGTGTAAGCATTTCCAGCCATAGTTTGTCGGGCTATTGCATTTGAATTCATAAATTGACCATTTACTAAAGCCCTTTGACTTGAATTACCCACCAAATTAAAATATAACTGACCTGATGTTCCATCTGCACTATCCCCAACATGTGAGGTAAGTGGCATTTGTGAACTGTTATTTTCTCCCATAAAAGACATGGCAGTTGCAGAATAATTTGCATAATAATTTGCGGTGTAATAATTTGCGGTTTGAGTTGTTCCACTATAAATGAGTTGTAATTGAAAATCATCTGAAGCGGTGCCACCATAAACAGTTTCTACATTTACTAGATAACTTTTGTAAGTGCTTGTAAATACACCATCAAAGGTGGTTGATGTTCCAGCAACATTTGAAAAACTTGAGCGTTTTATTAAAGTCAATCCTGAACCACCAGCAGGGGTAGCCCATTTTAAGCCTGTTGCTTCTGCGCTATCAACAGTTAAAATTTGTCCATTTGTTGCGCCAACTGCTAACCGCGTATCCGCACTTGATGTGCGTGTGTATAAATCACCTTTAGTAGTCAATGGTGATGTTGTACCCGCCTGAGTGTAATCAAACCACAATGCAGAACTTGTAGAACTAAAATATAAAAATCCACCATCATATTGAGTAACTGCTAAAGAACCTGCACTATTAACTGTTGCAGTGCCGGCAGTTATTGTAGTTGTACCTGACCCAATGTTTTGAATTTGAACAGAATCTCCGGCAGAAAATAAACCTGTATTCACTGTAACGGTAGTTGCGCTTGTACTATTTACTTGAATCACAGTACCGGCATCTGCGGCAACTAAAACATAATTTGCGGTTTTAATAGAAGGTGATCCACCACCCATTGCGGTTTGTTGCAGACTTGTCATTTGTGCGGCTGTTAAAACCTGCCCAACGCTAAACGATTGTTTTGCCATTTACCATCTCCTAATAAGCCAAAGAATCTTCATCAAGTTTTCCATCAATGGTAGAGTCTAGCAAAAAACCTACGGCAAAAGGCTGAGCGCAACTAAAAGTAACCATAAAAGATTTAGGTGTTATTTGATAAGTCAAACCGGCTATGACGGAATCAGTAACCACATTACCCGCCGGCAGGGTTTGAGTTACCTCTATTGGATCAAATATATCTAAATTTAAGGCGGCTATAACCCGGCTAGGGTCATTTGAACCATAGGCATCAACGGTTAATGAGTTTAATTGAATATTAACGCCTTGTTCTTTTCTTGATGCAATGATCATTTTTGCTTGATTCAAAGCATCCAATTCAGTTTGCATAATGCCACTTCTAACCCGGCTATGCTGAAAATAATCATCAATACTTGCAGAATCGCTTGCGGTCTGACCACTTAACCCATTTGGCGTTACAGTTACTTTGTTGATCATTTGGTAATCTGAAATATCAAACTCTACTGCCTGATAAGTAATATCGCCTGATCCTGGCACATCACTAAATTTAGTTACTGTGCCACCTTCTGCAACTATGATGTCATTGCGGGAATAAAATTTGGCATACCCTCTTTGATCCATCCAAAAAGCCCCTAGGTCTGTGGCTTCTGTAACCTGGCACGCTGACAACAATGATCTTGATGACCCATCATCTGCCTGTACGGTAGTAGTTGCAGTAGTTGAAATATCACGCATACCACCTGGCCACTCTCCGGCATCCAACAAACTGGTAATTCTTTGTGCCGTAGTTTGCCCGGCTGTGCCACCGCTTACAGATGTAATAGTTGTAAGGTTCAGTAATTGAAATCCATCTACGCAAGATAATGTTACATAGGCTGGATCAAATCCAGTAGGGCTTTGGTAATTCCATTCTTGTACATAAAAAGAACCCAGGTTATATGTTGTGCCTAAGTATGCGGCTGTAAAGCGAATCTTACGCATTGGTTTAATTTTGCCGTATAAACTTGATCCAGTATTGGCTGGGTTAAATTGACCGGTTTCATCAACAAAAGTTATGCGTGCTGTGCCACCTGTAAAAGAATCAGATGATCTATTAAAGGCACGCCGTATGTAGCATTGAGTTACATACGGTGTTATATCAACAATATCTGCCGCCGCCGTACCTAATACTGAAGCATCAAGTGGGGTTGCGGCATCATCCAAAACTAGGGCTGGATCAAAACTTGCGCCGTTGCTAAAATCAATTTCTGCACTAAATATTGCGGCTGGCATTATCTACCTAAATTAGTTAGTTGAGTAACCGCACCTGATCTATTCAAGTTATACAAAGCATCTTGAATTACAGATTGTAATTCACCTTCTGAGATAACCGAACCTGCAACATTTATGTTTACTGTTGTGCCAAAGCCA